CCCGCGCCGAAGAGGGCAGTATCACCTCGGCTGCAGGCGGCGGCAACCAGTGGAAGAAGCCGGTCATCATCCTTTGTGCGGCGGCTCTCGGTGCCAATGCCCCGGAATCATGGCTGAACTATCTGACTTACGCCAACCGCAACGTATGGGGTGAGGAAGGGCAGCTATTCAACGTCTCCAGCCTTGATATTGCGGTGCCACGCTACACGGCAGACGGGCGCGCTCGCAGCCCCTACACCCTGCAAATGCTTGGCTCGGCTGAGTGGGGCGAGCGGGACTCAGCCTACCCGGAACGCCGGGGTTCCAATTGGGACGCTGCTTACCGGACTATTGTGTCAAACTCGCTCTACCCCGGCGCATTGGCGGTGCAGTTAACGACCGGGGGCAAGGCGCTTTGGGATAGCCCGAACTTCTGGCTCTACATGGAAACTGTCTATCTGCGCCGCGCTGAGGACAGCCCCGGTAACAACGTGACCGCCTTTGCTATGGAAATGGCCAACGCCTACCAACCGCAAGACGCGGCGGCTCCGGCCATTGTTGATGCGGGCGTCAAGAACACGGCGGTCTGGGTCCGTTATGACAAGGCGCTCAATGAGACGGCAACATTGCCCGCGACATCCGACTTCGCGGTCAGCGTCAACGGCTCGCCCGTCGCAATCAGCAGCGTTTCAATCTGGCGGCAGAACCTTGGCCTTGCCCTTGCGGTTGCTGTCACTGGCAGCGATGTCGTCACGCTTACCTATACAGGTGGCACGAGCAAGGTTCGCAGTGTCTACAGCGTCAACGCTGCAAACCTGACTGGCTATGCCTTGACAAACAGAACCGACAAGATCGGTGGGCCAAATGCAGCCTATCCAGTCGTGCGTTTCGACGCTGGCGTGGTTCGGCAGTCGGCGGGCGTTGTCGCTCTTGCATCCGCTGCCAGCCAGGTTGGCACTGTCGCTTTGCTCAAGTTCAAGTTCCCCGCATTGCCAGCCGTCAACACTCAGATTTTCGGCTTCCAATCGGGCGGGCCGCGTTTTCAGATTTGGCTAAACACAACCGGCGCGGTGGAGTTCCGTTTTTGCAATGCGGCGGGGACGGTCATCAACCGGCCCATGACGCCTCCGCTTCTGCCGAACACCGAATACGACATTTTGCTTGGTGTGGATAACGCTCAGGCAACCGCTGCGGCAGGCGCAAACTGCTATGTCAACAATGCCGCTCAATCGCTTACGAACTTCAACTACACGAGCGGCGGCACAATCGGCTGGAATGGCACAAACACCTATCGGTGGAGCGGTGCCAACGGTGCCAACAATTTCGTCTTCCAGTTCGGGGCATTCTGGCTTGACACGACGACCCGCGTTGACCTGACCAACAGCGCCAACCGTGCCAAGTTCACTAGCCTGACATCCGGCAATCTCGACATTCTGACACGCGGCGACGGCATAACTGGATCGATCCCGGCGCACTTCCATGTCGGCAACGATGACCAGTGGAACGATGGCGCGGGCATGAACCGCGGCACCGGGGCCAAGTTTTTTGTGACCAGTGGCGCTGTGTCGCTGGTTAGCGGCTCGGAGTGGATCTGATCTTGCATTATCGGGTTATTTGATAGAGGATAGGCCATGACCCTTATCTCTGCCATCATCACTGACGCTTTCCGCGAAAGCAACAAGATCGCGGCCGGCACGACGCCTACGGCCGCGATGCAGACGGAAGCCTTGACCCTGCTCAACCGCCTGATTGCTTCGGTCATGGGCTGGGAAGTAGGCGAGAACCTTGCTCAGTGGCCTGTAGGCACGACTGGTTATGAGACGGCTCCTGTCGATGCCACCAGCGACATCTGGCGCTTCCCGCCGCCTAACTCCATGCTGGCCTGCAACCTTGGCTCTGCACAGACGATCTATCTGCCGCAGCAGCCTTCAGACGGCGCGCGGATCGCGGTGCAGGACTTGCAAGGCAACTTCGCTACCTACAACCTTACGCTTAACGGCAATGGCCGGCAGATCGAGGGTGCTTCGACCCTGGCGCTCGCTACGAACAACCTCAATCGCGCATGGTTCTTCCGTGCCGATACTGGCAATTGGGTCCGGTTCACTGACCTTGAATTGACTGATGCCCTGCCGTTCCCGACTGAGTTTGACGACTTCTTTGTCATTTCGCTGGCGATCAGGCTTGCACCGCGTCTCGGCCCGCCAATTGGTGCGGAGACACTCGCAGCCTATAAGCGCAGCCAGCAGCAGTTCATTGCGCGCTACGTCCAGTCCCAGCCGCTCAGGATCAACGCCGACATCGCGCCATTCCGTATGTCGATCCAGACATTCAACAATGGCCTGCTCGGCCCTGAACTGCTGTCAAGCTGATGGGGCAGGTCAAGATCTCGGTTGGCCGGAGCGACTTCCGGCGCGGTGTTGCAGCCTCGCCGTCGATTGTCCTCAAGAACCGTTATTTCGAGACGAACCCGGTTCTCAACGATCAGGACCAGACCGGCCTGATTGCGCGGCCCCGGCTGAAGCAGGCGCTCTACATTGGTGAAGGCCCGACCCGCAAGGTGTTCAGTGAAGCAGGCACGTTCAGCGATGCTTGCTTCGCTGTCTGCGGCCTCAATCTCTATAAGGTTTCAACGGCACTCGCCTCGACCACTATCGGCACTGTCTCGACCTCCTACACAGGCGCAGTCGAGATGGCAGCAGCGGCGAACCTTGGTACAACGCCTGAGCGCTTGTTCATCACCGATGGCGGCGTCCTTTGGGTCTATATGGACGATGGACAGGCCATCGGAAACCTTGTCGCCTCGGCAGCGCCGGCAAACACCGATGTCGTGCGGATCGACGGCATCTATTACCAGTTCACGACTGGCAGCGTCGATGCGGGCACCCCAGCCGGGACAGTCGGCAACCCTTGGCTGGTCAAGCGCACCGGCGTTGCTATCGACGACCTCACCTTCCTGTTCGACGCCATCAATGACAGCGGCACAGGCGGGACCGACTATTCAACCGCGCTGACCCCGCACCAGACCGTCAACGCCTTCTTGGTGTCGGCGCAAGGCCTGTTCGTCAACGCGGTTGTCTATGGGGCGGCAGGCAACAGCATCGTCACGACTGAAACCAGTGCAAATCTGGCTTGGGGGGCAGGCACTCTGGCTGGGGGCGGCTCCGCAAGGCTGCGCCAGGTGCCTACTCCCGACGATGTTGGCGCGATCAGTCTTGCTCATATCAATGGCTACATCATCGTCATCCCGGCGCAGGGCGAAGGCATCAACGGGCGCTTCTGGTGGATCGAGCCGGGCGAAGTCTCGATTGATCCCTTGAACTATGCCACAGCGGAGCGCGCTCCTGATGCCGTCAATCAGGTCGTCGTCTATTCCGATATGTTCTGGCTTTGCGGCCAGACCACGACTGAATCGTGGCAGATGACCGGCAACGCCGATAGCCCGGTCCAGCGCATCCAAGGCATCCTGTTTGATCGCGGCTCTTGGGAGGGCACGGCGCTCAAGGTCAAGGACAGTTTGATTGTTGCGGATCAGGACGGCGGGGTTTTCCAGATCCAAGGCGGCTTGAAGCGTATCTCAAGGCCTGATATTGAAGAACGTATCAGGCGGGCCATTCAGCAGATTACCTGAGAAGGATTAAGGCTATGTCGCTACTTTGGGCCGATGACTTTTCGACTTACGGCGTCGGCGGGCAGGCTTACATGCTTGATGGGCTTTATGCTGAACTTGGCACTGGCGCTGCTGGCACCGCGACAATTACTGACGACCCGGACGTAAACGCGCCCGCCAGTTCGGTTGCTTTCAGAACAGTGGTCGATTCCGCCAATGCAGACGGGTATTCAGGCGCTGCATTTTTTCGCAAGGTATATCCTGCCGCGAAGACGACGATTGGCGGTTCGCGGCGGCTTTATATGCCGTCGCTACCCAACACCACGCGCGCGGCGGTGATCTATCTGTGCGATGCAGCCAATGCCGTGAATGTTTCACTGGCAGTCACCACGACCGGAGCAATCGCGGCTTACCGAGGCGATGTCGGCACGACTGGAACCCTGCTCGGGACTTCCACAGTCGCTCTGACCGCTGCTGCTTGGCATCATGTTGAGTTCAAGGTTCTCGCCAGCCAGACGGTCGGAACGATTGATGTCTATGTCAACGGCGCCAGCGTTCTCGCACTGACCGGCCTTGATACTGTTTCCGGCTCCAATGTCGAATTCTCACAGGTATCGACGGGTGCTTATGATGATACTACTTCAGGCACAGGCAACTTCACTTGCTACTGGAAGGACCAAGTGGATTGGGACACCGCTGGCACGGTGAATAATGATGTCATGGGGACTTGCTATGTTGGCAGGTTCACCGTCAACTCCGACGCTTCGTTCAACTGGACGGCCTCGACTGGTGCGACCGGCTACAATCTGATTGACGAAACCGGGCCTTCTGATGCGGACTATATCTCTGCCGACGCCACGCCGCCTGCTGCTTCGACGTTCGGGCTGGAGAACCTGCCTGCCGAAGTCACCTCGGTCAGAGGCATCGTTCTGCTCGGTCGCATGAAGAAGTCGGACGGCGGTGACTGCAATGTTCAGATGAGCCTTGTCGATGCGGGAACCCCGACCAATGGCGCTGATCGAGCGATCACGACAGCCTACACCTATTGGAAGGACATCCTTGAAACCAACACAGGAACCGGCGTGGCTTTCACGCCAACCGAGTTCAACTCTGCCACGTTCAAGATCAACAGGACGCTGTAAGTGGTCGCTGCCGTCACAGGCATTGCCTCTCAGGTAGGCTCGCTCGCGCTTGGTGAGGGCAGTTCGCTTGCCTTGACGGCTTCGCAGGTTGGCGTCGTCGCAGTCTATCAGTTCCCCGCCGACACCGGCACCTCTACCCAAGTCGGGATGGTTGTCCTGGCCGAGAGCGGCCCTGATGCTCTCGCTTCGCAGGTGCAGGCGATTGTCGTCTATCGGGGCCGCGTCTACGATCCGCGCATCCGGGCATGGACCTTCACGCTCGATGGCCATGATTATTATGTGCTTCGGCTGGGCGACATCTCCACCCTTGTCTATGACACTCACGCCGAACAGTGGTATGATTGGGGCAGCGACACCGCCGACATCTGGAAAGCCAATACGGGCCAGAATTGGGTAGGCGCTTCCTCGATCTCGGGTTTCTATGGTTCCAACATCGTCTGCGGCGATGATGTTTTTGGCGCCCTCTATTTCCTCGATACGGCACAGTCACAAGACGAAGACCCGGTTTATGGTTCGGCAACACAAACGCCGTTTGAGCGCGTTGTCACAGGCCAACTTGTCAAACTCGATTATGACGCGCAGCCTTGCTACGAAGTCCAGCTTCTCGGTGCTATCGGGGATAATCTCGACGCAACCCTGACCGATGTGACGCTCGAAACCTCGGATGACAGCGGCAACACCTACAACGATCATGGTACCATCACTCTGTCAGCGGGCGATTACATCGCACGGGCAACATGGCTTTCATTGGGGTCGATTGAAGCGCCAGGGCGACTGTTCAAAATCACGGATTATGGCGCGCTCCAACGCATTGACAGCCTTTACATGAAAGACAATTCCAAGTGACGCAGGGCATCCGGATCGACCAACCGATTGTTGATCCCAAGACCGGGATGCCGACCGACTATTTTCTGCGTCTGATCCAAGGCAACAATGGCATCCTCAATACGACTGACCAGACGGTTGCTGATTTGCTCGCGCGACAGATCATTGCCGGCGCGGGCCTGACAGGCGGCGGGCCGCTTTCTGCTGATGTCACCCTGAATGCAGCAACGGCTTCGACTGCGCGCATCGTCGTCAACGCAGACAATCTCGATCTT